CAGAGTAAACCAGCAGATTAAACATGACGTCGTCCCGGTAGATGCCTTTATTCATGGATCTAATAACGGCCTTCTCACCCAGATAACTGATAGAGTCGTTTACTTTGTAGCCTTTGTATGATTTAAGAGAGTCCATATTTGCTCGGATTAGATTAGATTTTTTTTGATTAGGCAAAAAAAGTTGCAAAGCCGACCTGGCTATCAGTAAGACCATACTGCGCTTTAAAAACTAATCGAGCCTGAGCAACAGCCAGGTCGAAGCTTTCAGCAGTAACAATAACTTCTTCGAAAATATTAGCGAGTCGGATGTAAATTGTAAGTGTCATTTTTTTTGGCTTTTTTGTGATTGTTTAACTAAGACAAATGTAACACATTTTGTAACACAACGCAAGTCGAAAGTGTATTTATTTCAACTTTTTTTTAAGGACGAATAGCAGTCGGTGGCTTGACTAAGGTCCTGGACCAGATAAGGAATACCATGAAGCAGGCAGGCAGATACGGCTTTCAATCCGTGGATATACTGGCGCCGGATAACCAGGACACCAGCCTCCTCGTTATATACACCAATAGTATCCAGATTCCGATCCACTATATAACGCAGATCAAATGCCGGTTTTAAAATTCGAGCTCCAGGCATGGCAACCCGGAGTCGAATCTGAAATTTAATAAAGTCCATCATCTATGGTATATGTAGGAATACCAAAGCGGTCCTGGATCATTTTTTTAAATAGACCAGGATCAGCGTTAGTATTTGATAAATGTACCAAGTGAATTTCCTGCATGCATGAACGGTCCACCAGATCCAGCCAGGAGCAAAGCGCCTCGATGGATAGATGCGACTTTTTGATTCGCTGCCGGAGCCAGTCATTTTGCATACGATCAACCAGGGCCTGGGAGTAATTACATTCAATGACAAGGTGCGTTAGAGCTCGCGGAAAGACTTTAACAAGAGAGGTGTCAGCGCAGTACATGGATTTCTCGCCGGTATCGGATTCGATTATATAACCCACCGGCTGGGCGGCGTCATGAAAGACCGAAAAACAACTTATCTCCAGGGAGCCGTTATAATAAGCATTGCCTGGAGCCACAAACCGGACTCGATCATGGACCAGGTCAATTGCATGCAACGTCCCGACTGTAGCATATACAGTCAATCCCAGCTCGCACAGATCCCTGGCGGACCGAATATGATCGCTATGCTCATGGGTAATAAGCGCAGCAGATATATGCTCGAGCGGAACGCCGGCCCGGATCATTTCTTTAATAGAGACACCAGCGTCCAGCAGGACCGTGGTCCTGCCGTCGCTTAGCGTCATACAATTGCCGGAGCTACCGGAAAAGTAATGCCGGAATTTCACTCCAGCTCCTTGAAGTGCTTGAAGGTTTTAAACATAGCCGCCTCATCATTTTTTGGAATAGAGTACGACTTTTTAAGGTCCTGCAGCATTTCAGACCAAGGGCGTCCAGTAGCTACAAAGTCGGAAATTTTGGCCTCCCACTCCCGGAGAACCAGGCCGTCTTTATCGGTAGAGTTTATCCAGGGCAATCTTCCGGTATTTGAAGCAGCGCCGGGCTTGGCGTTTTTCGGAGACGGTGGTGACGCCGGCTCGTCTGGATCAGGAATAATCCCATTATTTAACAGGTCCTCCAGGTCCTGACTGAATACATCGGAGCAAGCGGTGGCGGTAGTAACCGCATCGACATGCGCGCGCTTTTTGGCCATTTTCAGGACCGTATTATAATAATCGGCAGGGTTATCATGATCAACGCGGACCAGAGTACACCACTTCCACTCGCCGTCGATTTTTGCAGATACAAATCCCTGGGCTCGATAATAGCCTTTATTTTGCTGGTAGTCTCCAGGAATAGGCTCGCCGGTATCCTGGGTGTCGTTTCGATAGCGGTACTTTGTCTCCAGGCTGGAGCAGGAACCGACTCCCTGGCCAAACACCTGGCCGGAGTTGATATTCGTAAGAGTACAGACCACTTCATACTCGCGATGCTCGCCCTGCAGATCATAGCGCTTAATTTCGTAAGAAGGCGCCAGCCTAAACAGGGTACTAATTTTTTCAGCACCTTGCTTATACAGAGTGGGGTTTTTAGTACCGGGAATGGTACCATAATGCTCGCCCTCGACCATAGCGGTCTGAAGGGCCAGCTTAATCATTTTTGATTGATCGATTAGATCATTTACGCGGTCCTGCGAGGCAGCAGGAAGATTGGATTTTTTTTCTAAATTGCTCATAAAGTATAGGGTTCAAGTGTTAGAGAATGTACGTTTTTATCCTTAATCATTGCAATAATTTGCTGCGGAGTTTCCGGCAGATTATCGACTGACTCGTGGGCGTCGACCAGTACTGGAGCAACCAGGCCAAATAAGTTGCACAGTACGGAAGTGATTTCAACGCCGGCTCGGACCTTTCCGCTGGCATTCAGACCTTCGCTCCAGGGAACGCCTTTATATACGACCTCACAGCAGGTAGACAGGCCGCCGTTAATTTGATCTTTGAAAAGCAAAAAACTAACGTTCTGAAAGTAGCTATTTATACTGCCGGTAATAAGGGCCGCCTCCGCGCGCTCGAATTTTTCAACAAGTATTTTATTCCGCTCGGCCTGGACCAGCTTAGCTTTAAGGGACTCGCGAAGTCGATTCAGCTCATCAATACGCTGACGGATAGCCTCATTATTTTTGTGGATCCCAAGCATAGACTCAACCTCCGTAATAGAGGCAGACACAGACTCGAGCTCCTGCCGGGCCGGAGCCATAGCCACCTCGTGGTTTGATTTTAGCACCTGAATTTTTTCACGCAATGCAGACTCGCGCTCCAGCATAGCCTTGTATTCAGCCGAATCATTTACATCGGGCTTGGTAAGATCATACTCATTCAGGGCCTGCTCAGCCAGATCATAGTCGGACTGGGCGTCTGATTTTTTGGAGTCTATTTCTGCCAGATCAGAATTCAGAGCCAGTACAGCAGCATTATGCTCAGCGATAAGGGCATCTAATTGCTCCGAGGTAGTGACGGCATTCGCCGTTCTTTCAGCAGCCATTTTGCGAACTGCCTTAATTTGATCGGCAATTTTATTGCTTCGATCCGAGCGCATAGACTCCGGTAATAGCTGATCACAATGCGGACAAGTTTCAGAGTGAACATTTTTAGCAGACTCCAGCAGGTTTGACGCATTGGACAGAAGCGATTCAGCTTCAGATTTATCGACCCGGATTTTTTCACGCAAAGACTGGACCTGCACTCTATGACGGCTCTCGGTAATAACCAGCTTATCCAAGACAGCGCGGCGGCGCATACTAAGATCCTGGAGTACAGAGGCGCGCTTTGTTTTTGCATCGATATAGGCCTGGCGATTTTTGATATACTCATCACCATAAGAGTCCCGGAGTTTATTTTTTTCAGCAGCTAAGAGATCCATAGACTCACGCAGGCGGACCACCTCCTCGGAGTAACCAGACCGGATCATTTCCGAGAGCTCGGAATGCCGGGCCTTCAGATCATCAATACGAATAGACAGGACATCGAAGGGTTCAGCAACCTCCAGAATTTTTATCATATTTTCATCGATGCGCGGCGTAATACCTTCCAGATCAGATTTAACCAAAGAGAGCTCGTTATTTACGCGCTTTTTAGCCTGGTCATGATCCAGGGATCCGCGCAGTTCTAAATAACCCTGCAGATCCGGATTGGCAGCAACAACATCGCCGGGCTTTATATCAGAGGTAAGCCGGGTAATAATAGACCGCCGGGTTTTGTCGTCGATTTGATCGGCAAAATATGACGGAAGCAGTAGCATTTTAAGCGTTTCAAGATTGCCCATATTTTGCTCAATTCGGCTAAGGTACTCCGCCTGGGCAACGGCGTTCACAGCAACATCAGATCCATCAAGGGAAAAGAAGTAACTCACAGAGTGACCGGTTAACCGCTCGGAATCGCTACCCTGGCGCCGGGTCCAGGTTTCGGCATATACCTTTTTTAGATTGTAAATAGACTCGGATCCATCGGCACCCAGTACGGATATTTCAGCATACACGGAGTGCTCGAGTTGGTTCTGGACCAGGCCATTGATCCGGGTTTTTATACCGAATGAATTAGCGGTTTTATTTTGCTGGTCCTTATCAAACAGCAGCCAGCACAGGGCGTCGCCAATAGTAGTCTTCCCGGTATCATTAGCGCCGCGAAGTTGAACGTTCATACCATTAGCAGCCAGGCGAAAGTTGCGAACGCCTTTAAAGTTGCTTAGCTCCAGGGTATTAATTTTTATTTGCATAGATTTATTTTTTTAGGATTTCAAAACCGTAAGTTGCAGTAAATTTGTGACGCTCAAAAGCGCCGGTGAAAGTTTCGGTATGCACAGGATAACCCTCCGGTGAACGGTGGATTTTAACAGTAGCATAAATAAGACCAGTATCCGGGTTCTGATAACCAGAGATCTCCACATGACTGACAGCGGCGTCGGCATACCGCTCGGGATCAACTATATTTGCGATTAGCATAAGTACGTATTTAGGGTTGAAAGTGATACAGCATGTTACAAACTATAATACATAAATGCAAACATTGGTTACATTTTTATTTATTTTGATTACATATTTTTTGTTTTTATACTAAGGCAACTTTATAACCTATTAACAACAAAATACACTTGTATGATTGATGAAACTGTAGATAAACCTGACAAGATGAAACTGCTTCTAGAGATTCATGGCCTGATGTCAATGCATAAGATCACTCAGACACAGATAGCAAAAAGAATACCAGCAAGCATTGTCAGTGTTCATAATTGGCTTAAAACCTCAAATCTCACTACTTATGACAATCTGTACAAAATGCTTGAAGTGACTAGAGAGCTGATAGACCTGAAGCAAGAGGAAAGCCATGAGTAAAAAGAGAACTGTTTCAACTCACTTTTGGTCTGATAATTTTGTGATTGACCTGAAGCCTGTTCAGAAACTACTCTTTTTGTACCTGCTCACAAATGAAAATACTAATATGCTTGGTATCTATGAGCTGCATACTAGAAAAATGGCCTTTGATACAGGTATCTCTGAGAAAGAGATTATAGAGTGCTTTCAGGCATTCATAGACAGAGTAAGCTATATAGATGGATATGTGTGGTTACATAATTTTACAAAAAATCAGGCTTACAACGACAATATGAAGAAATCAGCTGCTGCTTTAATAGAAAATTTACCTAAGTCTATTATAAACAGTAAGCATTTTGAAGCATTCATAAAGCCTTTGAAACCCTTTACAAAGGGTATCGAAGTGTTAAAAACCAATTCTGAATCCCTTCGCAATATAGAAGTTGAATATGAATCTGAAAGTGAATATGAATGTGAGAGTGAAAGCGCACACACACAGCAGAGCAAATTTATTGATGAAGTTGATGCAAGAGTCAGAGATAGTGTGATCATGCAATCACTATCAACATCAATGCTCACAGACCAGCATAAAGATATTTATCTACTCAGACTCAAATCCAATGACTACTTAAAAGTAATCAAAGGCAACAGAATGAGAATCAAGATACAATCTATCAGAGCAGATGCAGAGTATTTGTACAAAATGGGATGGCTCAAGCCTACTCAGAACAACTCAAACGAAAAATCACAGCTAGACTATGGCACANNCATTAACAACGNCTCAGACGCAGTTAAAAGCCTACAAGACGATTGACCCAAATTCGGGTAATATTGCAACTATAAAGCTAGACCCTGATCAGCAGGCGCACAAAGACCCTAAAGCATTTGCAATCATATCCATGTTGATAGCTAATGCATCAGGTAAAGAGGCTCAGAGCAAGGTTGAGACATCTATGCTGGCACTAGCTATGCAGGCCAACAAAGTGACAGTACAGGAAGCCATGTCAGCGTTTTGGCGTGCTTATGGAGATCCATACGTTGCAGGTGGTCGCATTGAATTCAGGCATTTGATGAAATACATCGAGCAGGACAGGGAAACCTCAAAAGTGCAGCTGTTCACATACTCTCAAATGCTGAATTTAGTAAGCTCAGGAAAGAATATCATGAGTGATTTTGAGTGTCTCAATGGTGAAAATAATTTGCCTGATGTAAGAGACCCTGAGACCAAAAAACCCTATTTCAGGATGAAACTAATCACTGTGAACCTATGAGCAGACGCGCAGCAAAAGTAGACGAAAATCAGGCAGAAATAGTCAAAGGACTCAGAAGAATAGGCTGCACTGTTCAGCCACTTCACACAGTTGGGGAAGGGTGTCCTGATCTACTAGTTGGCTGGCAGGGATTCAATTTCCTATTTGAAGTCAAGGATGGCAATAAAATGCCATCAGAGCAAAAGCTCACACCAGCACAAATAAAGTGGCATGAGTCATGGAGAGGCCAAAGGGCTGTAGTAAAAGACCTAGATCAGGCCATACAATATCTAAACTCAAGGAATTTTTTATGAGCACACTAAAACAACTCATTGAAGAATCTAATCTGTACACCACTGAGGAAAATATAAAAGAGCTTGCTGCCATAGCTAGTGATTATGTTATTCTAGACAGTGATGACCAGCCACTTTTAACACAATTTGGAGTCATTCAGATTCTAAAGCGCTATGAACAACAAAAATTTGAGGGGTAATATGAAGTTAACTAAACGACAACTACAGGTGATTCAACAGGCATTGGGATATGCGGTCATGTATGCTAAGACTGAATCTGAAACGGCTGAATTTGCATTAATGAAACTCGATGTTGAAAAACAGATTCGAGTTTTAGAAAAAGTAGAAAGGCATGATTTAGAACATGATAAAATAGGATGTCCATTTAATTATTGTGCAAATAATCCACCTTGTATAGGTAAATGCAGACACAAACGCTAAGCCAAAACCAAATACATCATGACTGAATCAAAAATTGCAAAGATGATATTTGAGAAATGGCTTCGCTCAGATGTTGCTGCTCATAACATTCATCATTTCCCATTTGAGAGTGATGTGCTGGCACTTAAGCCATCAGGAATGCTCATTGAGTATGAAATCAAGCTGAGTGTTTCGGACTTTCGTGCAGATGCAAAAAAGAGTTGTAAAGACAGATTCAATACTTTCTCTCGATATGACTTTTTACTAAGTGGCAAAGGAGCAAACAAGTTCTACTATGTTATGCCTAAAGATATTCTTGACAAAGTGCGTGACGAAATACCTGATTTCGCTGGTATAATCACAGTGAACAAAGTAGGTCGCAGTTACAAAGATTTAGACACAGGGCAGCAAGTTTATTATGATATTTACAGGCCATGCATAGTGCGAAAACCAAAAACCCTGCACAGTAGGAAATTTGACATATCGGAACAGCTAAAAACCGCAATGTATTGGAAGGCATGGAACATGATATGAAAAAACCAAAATCAAACATAAATAGGCCAAAAAATGAGCTGGTATCATTTCAAGGCAAAAGGCCTGATCAGATTGACTTCAGCATCAAAGTTGCCACTGCCTGCGCTATACTCTTTGCAGTGGCGCTGACTATAACTGTAATACTAAATACACTACAATGAAACTACCTACAGGAAAGCTAAGACATGGATCTCTTTTCTCAGGAATCGGAGGTTTCGAACTTGCAGCTCACTTAATGGGATGGGAAAACGTATTTCATTGTGAGATAAATCCATTTGGCCAAAAAATATTAAAATACCACTATCCAAATTCTATAAGCTATGACGACATCAAAAAAACAGATTTCACTGTTCACAGAGGACAAATTGACATCATCACAGGCGGATTTCCCTGCCAACCATACAGTCAAGCCGGTAAAAGACTTGGTAAGGAAGATGACAGACACCTCTGGCCGCAGATGCTTAGAGTCATTCGCGAAGTTCAGCCGCGTTGGGTTGTGGGAGAAAACGTTTTCGGGCTTATTAATTGGAATGAAGGGCTGGTATTCGATGAAGTGCAGGCTGACTTGGAAGCTCAAGGGTACAAAGTGCAACCGTATGTACTTCCAGCTGTGGCCGTCAACGCACCGCACAGACGCGACAGAGTTTGGTTTGTTGCCTACTCCGAAAACAATGGACGGAATGGCTGAAGGAATAAACTCTGGAAATGATTTGCAATATAAAAATGGCTCATTTACTAATGTGCGAAGAAAAGACGGCATGAGATTTGGTGCTTCATTAAACGACATTGCAGCCGCAAAACTTTTACCTACTCCAACAACACAGGAAATAGTTCATAAAGATGCAGAAATAACACCAAATGGAAGGAGAAAAAGCAAATCCGGAGACTCACACAGTATAAATATAGCAAACCTTGCTCATAGAGGCTTATTGTGTACTCCAACGGCACAAGCGAGCAGAGGCAATACGTCAGATGCAAGAGGGAAAGGAAATCTTACTGATCAAATTGCAGAAATGAAAATATCAGATAAAGAGGTGACCTCTCTAAGTCCTAAATTTGTGGCTGAAATGATGGGATATCCATCAAACTATACTGAGTTGCCGTTTATGACCAAAAGTGACAAGCTGAAGCAGTATGACATGGATATATTTGAGCAATTCCCTTCCGAAAATCCTATCTGTAATGAGAGTGATTTTGAGTTAGATGCACTAAATGATTTGACATTCAGAAAATGGAGAGAAGGATCTATTGAAGCATACGGCAATGCGATTGTTCCACAGGTTGCCATGCAGATATTTAGGGCTATTGAACAGTATGAAAACTTGTAGATAACGACTGATTTACATATGTTGTAAACAGTTTCTTTGAATTATTGTGACATAGTGGCGAAAGCAATCATAAGTCGTAATATAATTGGGCTTATGGATGGCAAAGATAGACGCTTAAATTCAACTTAATGACTTAGCGGTTATTAAGGGTTGGTTACTGCTTAAGGTACTTGACTGAATTGAAAAATGCCTAAGTAAGAAGTACAATGAAAGGGTTGCAGGTATCAAATCCCGCCTATGTCACAATTTTTAACTCTCTCATAAAATTAACACAATGGCTGCTCCAAAAAACAACCAATTCTGGAAGGCGCGTGCTAAACACGGCAGAGACCTGATATTTTCAACTCCAGAACTTCTCTGGGATGCGTGCTGTGAATACTTTGAATGGTGTGACGATAATCCACTTATGTCAAGCGTGCCTGTAACATTTCAAGGAGGCGCTCACAATCATGACGTTCCAAAGTTAAGGGCATACACGAAAGAAGGGTTATACATCTTCCTTGACATTGACCGTAAAACATGGGATTTGTACAAAGACAGAAAAGATTTTATTCCCATCATTACGCGTGTAGAGGATATTATCTACAATCAGAAGTTCACAGGCGCTGCTGGAGACCTGCTCAACCAGAACATAATTGCTCGTGATTTAGGCCTTGTTGATCGCTCTGACATGACCACAAAGGATAAGCCTATCAAGAGTGATTTAGATCTTACGGACTTGAGTGATGATGAACTAGCTGTATTAGCAAAAGCAGTGCGAAATAAGAAAAATGAAACTCAGTCACGATGATGCAAAAGCCATTGAAGTCGAGTATGCAAGACGTTCCATGCTTGGCTTTACACACTATACGTTTGAGACGTTCATCCCAAACTGGTTTCACGAGAAATATTATAGCATTCTCAACGATTTCGCACACGGCAAAATCAAGAAACTTGCAATTTCAGTACCACCACAACACGGAAAATCAGAAGGTTCAACACGCAGGCTACCTGCTTACATTCTAGGGATTAACCCTAACAGGCGTGTGGCTGTTGTCAGTTACTCTGCGCCAAAAGCACGTAAGTTCAACAGGGAAATCCAGCGTATTATTGACACAGACAGGTACAGAGATGTGTTCCCTGATACTACGCTGAACAGCTCGAATGTTGTAACTGTGACTGCTGCATACCTCAGAAACTCAGAGGAGTTTGAGGTTGTTGGCAAATTAGGTACGCTTAAAGCCGTTGGCGTGGGAGGCCCGCTCACAGGTGACTCTGTTGATGTGCTGATCATGGATGATTTGTACAAAGACGCTATGAGTGCATGGTCACAGGTAGTCAGGCAAAATGTTCAAGACTGGTATGAAACAGTAGCTGATACACGTCTCCACAATGATAGCCAGCAGCTCATGGTATTCACACGCTGGCATCATGATGATCTTATTGGCAGAGAGTGCACTCCTGAGAACGGCTGGACTGTGCTCAAGTTCCCAGCGCTCAAGATTGGCGCTCCTAATGACATTGACCCTAGAGAGGATGGAGAGGCACTTTGGCCTGAGAAGCACTCTAGAGAACGCCTAGAGGAAAAGAGGCGTAAATCTCCACCTGTTTTCACAGCGCTCTATCAGCAAGACCCAACACCTGAATCAGGATCAATCTACAAGAGGAATCTCATACCAATCAGGAGAGCAGATCTGCCACCGCTTCAGTCCATGCGTTCACAGTGGGATTTGGCATACACCAAAGATGAAAAAAACTCAGCATCTGCATACATCACAGGGGGCAAATACAACAACAATGCGTACATCACTGATATAGGTTTTGATTGGCTTGAGTTCCCTGAATTAATCAAGTGGATGAAGAATAAAAAAGCGCCTCACTATATTGAGCAGAAGGCCTCAGGAAAGTCAGCCAAACAGACGCTAACTAGAGAGGGCGTGAATGCAATAGAAGTGCCTAAGTCATCAGACAAAGTGGCTAACGCCAAAATGGCCTCAGTTGCGTGTGAAGCTGGCAGGGTGTATGTGTGTGATGATATTATTGAGAGGCTATATGAGGATGATACTCAGGGAATTCTTAAATTTCCCCTAAACGCTCATGATGACCTAGCTGATGCTTTTGCTGATTTTGTGAATGCAATGTGTTCATCTGTAAGCTATGACCTGAATGAGCTGTTAGGCCTTGACAAAGACAAACGCCAAAGAGTGCAAAGAGAAAAGGGCACAACACTATGAGTGAGATCAAACCTGATGAAAAAGTAACTGCTCAAAAGATGATCAGCGCACTTGCAAAAGACAGGCAGCAACTAGACAGAGCAGAAAGGCTGATTCATGACAGCGCTATTAATATGCGTGACATCACAGCTGAGGCCTTAGCAACATTTATATCAAGGGTGCAGCATGATGATAATGGGTTCATCACCAACACATCTATCACTCAGCAGGCTTTTGATGACTTCCTGTACTTTGTAGACACTAAACTCAGTGACCAGCTGCCTGATGCGTTTATCAGGCAGTCAATCACAATCTATGAGCAGAGGCTCACTCAGATGAATCTGTTCCTTATGGATATAGGCTACAGCGCTGAACAAATCTCAAACACAGACCTGCTGAACTTCAGTGCCCTACAGGCCAAAATCACTGAGACAGCTAGCACTATTGCTGCTGGTTCAGCTGCTCAGGCCACAGCTGTAGCTAGAGCTATTGTAGGAGTTAGAGAGGCTATCACAGGCACTACCATTGGGGATCTAGCAAGGGAGTTGCAGCATAAGGCAGGAGTTGTGCCAAAATATGCGTTTACGATTGCAAACACTTCGCTCATGAGCCTTGACAGGACTGCAAGATTTCAGCAGGCTGAGCAGTTGAATTACCAGCTGATGAAGTATGTCGGCCCGGACGATGAACTCACTAGGCCATTCTGTGAGAACCACCTCAACAAAGTCCTGCCTCTGAGTGAGTGGCAGGTGATGACCAACGACACCGGGCCTCAGCCTGTCTCAGAGTATTGTGGTGGCTATAACTGTAGACACAGACTAATCATGTGGTCAAATGATTGGGAGTTTTAATACTATTGACATTCTCACAGTAATTGTGCATAATTCATCTTAGCCTTAGGCACCACTTAAACCACAACAATCAAAAGGGAAAGCATGAAAATAAAGACCTTTTTCGGCATCCTTGCTCTAGTGTTGGCATTTGTGTGCAGCGTAAGTACGCAGGCACACGCGCTGGCAGATGATAATCATGAGCAGATTGTTCAACCATTGTCAATCACAGTTGATGCTATGAGCCCTGTGACCATTGAAGCGCCTGCGCTTCATGTGTCATACTATCTAGCTAGTGATTCTGCTATTGGGATTGAGCACTCTGAGCATCTAGGCACATTGCAAAACGCAACACACTATGTTTCAACTTCAAAGACTCTGTACAGGTTGAACTTATTTAGGTGTAGCAAGTCACAGCTATAGAGTAAGTACAAAAAGACGTATCAAAAGGCAGGCTATTCAGTCTGCCTTTTTTATTTCAGTAAATCACTGAGTCTACTCTCAATGAAATTAAGCTCTTTATCAGACAGGTTCATCCACTCTCTTGACCTATCAGTGTAGTATGCTTTGGCAGCGTTCATAGAGCTTACTTTTACTGTTACCTGCACAACGCCTGCCTGTTGCGTGACATCATGCCTAAGAGATGCAAGCATTGATCCTGTAAATGTCAGGTCAACTAAGTCATCACGCCTGCCTGCCAATTTTCTAAAGTGTTTATATCCACCTTTGAGAAACGCTGTTGACCTTCCTGATGATGTTGATGACCAAAAGATGTCATTTTGTGGGATAGTGATTGTTTTGTTAAACTTCTCTTGAGCGTTCAGTTTATAGGCTCTCTTTGTGCCTTTGTCTCCTAGTTCCCTGAGAAGTCCACCTAAAAACCATGTAGGAATAGGCGTTGTGGAATAGCCTAGATTCTGCCTGCTGCCACCTAGATAGACGCCTTTTGTGACGCGTTCATTGATGGCAGCCACCATGTACGGCCCGGCAATTTGTTCGGCAAAAGCCATAACCCTAGACCCTTCAATAAAGCCTTTTATCTCAAGTATTATCTTTTCAGCGCGTTCCATCTATGATATATCTAGAGCGCTCATGAGAGATTGCCTGTAGCCACCTATCACATTGCCCTGACTCACAGCATCATCACTAGGCGCAGGAATTTGCAGGCTGTCATATACAAAAGATTTCTCTATCTCAACTAGTGACGCTGCTTCCTTGATGCCCCTTGCTACCTCTGATCTGTTGATTGCAGCCTTGATAGTTGCCTTAAACTCAGGCATAGCTGAAGCGCTCACTTGAGGGTAGTTGATTTTTACCAATGGCTCAATGATTTGGGTGTTCACATACTCATTGCAAAACCTCAAATCTGCTGCCACAAATGACATCAAAATATCTTTGTGAGTAGTTGCAGCTGCAAATGAGCCACCTGACACCTCACTAGATAGGTTTTGCCCTGTTATGGCAATGGCCATTTCAGTATTGCACAGGTTTATCAGGTCACTGAACACAGCAACTGTTGCTTGTTTGTTGGAGTCATGAAACTCATGTTCCATTTCATCAAAGAAAATACCATATCTCTGAAGTCCTACTGTTTCAAGCATTTCCTTGATAGTGTCCTTATTCTCAGCGTAGAAAGCAGTATTCACTTTTACAATAGGAACAGGGAAGCCATACAATTCAGCAAACTGAGCCCATGCTGCAATGATAAACGCCTTCAGGATGTACCATTTTGCCACAGGACGCATGACAGCGCCTAAATCATAGAACGCTCTTTCATCCAGCGAAGTTGCTACAGCTATTTTATACGCTGGCAAATCCTCAATTTTGACTTCCTTGATGCCTGTTCTAGCATTCTTCAAATACAGTTTGCCATAGTCATCGTCTAGCTGGTTCATCATGTTCATTTCTACTCTGTGCACATCAATGCTTTGAATAGATTTGATATAGGCGTTTCCAGCAAACAAGTTTTCAGGGCTGTAGTTGTATATTTTTTCAGCTATGTCAACTCCATACAATTTTGCGTTCATAGCTCTCTCTAGAATCTTATCAACTCTGAGCTTCCAAAGATTGTCACGCACAAAAGCAGCAACATCCTGATCAAATGGTGAATCTGATGCAGCTGCAATCTCATAGTCTGATGATGTAACAGCCTCTCTACGCTGTGCAATAAGACCATGCAGCCTAGCATCTGAGGCCTCAATTCTTCTGTATAAGTCAACTGCAAAGCCTAATTCACCTGTCTGAGCAATACCAAAAATTGATTCCAGCCTGCTGATAGACATTTCTTCAAGCACATTGAGCTGCCTGCCAAACTGAAACCTGTCAAAAGTAGGCTCAAAAGCTGTTTTATTCAGATTTCTTTTAGGTGTTGCCTGTGCTTTGATTTTTGACCTTACAGCAGGGTTAATTCTTGTTTTCATGTGCGTCCTAATTTTTTAGTAAATTACTGTGTAATTGAAATATATATAAATTTTGGTACTTATGAATTTACATAACTGACTGCTGAATTGACTAATGAAGTGCCTGAGGTAGTGCAGGCGCTCACAACGCGTGACGCGCCTAATGACCTGACAAAGGTTGATGCTATCATCACTCAGAAAATTCAGGCCTCTGAGGCTGAGTTTGATGCTTATGTTGCTCTTAGGTATCAAATACCTGTGCAGGCCTCTGATGGAACTGTGCCTAATCACATCAAGCAGATGATCTACACGCTTACAAAGTACAGGCTGTATTCACGCAGAAACTCAGTGCCTGATAATGTTGTAAGAGAGTATGACAATGTGATACGTTTTCTCAGGGATGTGCAGGCAGGCAGGGCAACTATCCCACTGATTCTAGAAAATGGCACTGTTGAATCAAAAGGCACTCAGAAAATCACAGTAGGCACAGGCGCTGCTTCATCATTCTCTCAATTTAACAGGCTATGAGCACAGATTATCTTATCCCTTATGCTGATGGCATTCCATTCCCTGATGATAATGATCCATCTACCGAAACAGCGATTGAAAAAAGGGTTTATGAGCTGCTTATTGCACTAGATGCCTATGATGTGACGCTGTACTATGGTGCAGCAGACCCTATACAGTTATATGAGTTTATTGAGTCACGCCTGTCAGCTGGACAACAGAGCGCGTTTATACGCATAGAACAGACTCAGGCCGAACAGATTGACACCATAGGTCTAGAGTATAACAATACATATCAGCTGGAAGTGATTACAGCTATCCCTATCAATGATAGGGCAATACCTCAAGGCAGGGCTACCTATTCAGCTGCTAGACAGGTCAAGGCTGCGCTTTTAGGAAAGAGATTTTCACTTAATCACAGCTCTCACTTCCTGAGCTATATCAACACTTCCTATCTTTTCAGAGTGGATAATCATGATATAACACTTATTCGCTTTGAAATGAGGGGAATAAACGAAGAATTTGACGAAGAAACAGAGACACCTTAACAACACGACAATGAAGAAACTAGACATAATCGGTTACATCGGTAACGAAACAAACAATCCTTATATGTTGGCACAGTTCCTAGATCAGGCAGCTGGTGAAGATGTTGAGGTACGCGTTATTTCATACGGTGGCTCATTCTTCGATGCAATGGCCATGCGTGACATGATAAAAGCGTACAAAGGCAAAACCACTGCCAAAATTTACGGCTTTGCCATGTCATCAGGCTCTATCATCACAACAGGATTTGATGAAGTGCAGATGTCAGAAACAGGCACATACCAAATGCACAATAATTGGCAAGTCACAGCTGGTGATGCTGAAGCTCATATAAAGAGCGCTAAAATGCTGGACAAGACTAGAGCCATAATGATCAAGGCCTATGCTCAGAAATCAGGGCTGGATGAATCAAAGGTTAAGAAACTTGCTGCTGATGATACCTACATGAGTGGCACAGAGGCCAAAGAGCTAGGATTTGTTGATACAATCATGAGCTTTGAGGATGAAGCTACAGAAATAGCCAAAGCCATTGAAATCATGAAATCTGAAGAAAATGCATCTATGAAAATTGCTGCATACAAGCCTTCAGACGTGAACAGTCTTGATGAAACTATCAAAAAACTGTTTGCAAATAATGTAATTGACAAAGATGACAATTCTGTTAAACTTAAAAACGGTAACACCAACACAAAACTCAAAGCCATGAAATTAAACACAATTTTTGCTCAAGTTGCTACTCTAGCTGCAATCACATTGCCTGAGGACATGGAAGCTAATGAAGCCAACATGAAACAGCTTGCTAGTTTGTTTGAGGGCAAAATCAACGCTCTCAAGCAAGAGAATACTGATCAGAAAACAGCTCTTGATGTACTCAAGGCTGATAAAAACTCACTTCAAGCGCGTGTAAACGATGCTGAGGATGTACAGAAATTCAATGAAGTGCTGGCTAGTGCTGGTGTGACTCAACTTCCTGAGGAACATTCAAAAGTGCTCAAGTCACGCATCAAGGCGCTCAGAGAAATCCAAAATGATGACTTGAAAGCAACAGTTGAGTCTACTCTTGTAGACTACGTGAAAGCGAATGCAGTTGAGGAAGGTGCAGACCCTTCCATTGAATCAGGTGGAGCTTCCAACAGAGCAGCTGCTTCAACGCCTGACAGCTATGAGGGTAAACTTCATGCAAAAGTAGAGCAGCTGATGAAAGCTGATGCAACATTAACGCTCATGCAGGCAACTGCTCAAGCCAAATCTTTAATCCAAAAGTAATCAAGCCATGTCAAAAGTTTTAAGAGTTAATAAAGTTCTCGACACATTTGGTGAAGCGCTGACTCCGATTGATCAGTATAGAGCAGTTGTAGTCAATGCAGATGGAGTAGCAGCCTACCCCGGTTCCTCAGGAATCCTTTGCACAGGTATTGCTGTAGAATCAGGCGATTTAGTTCGCACAGGCAAAGGGGATGGAGTAGAAGTTGTAACTTTTGGCCTTGCTCCTATGAAAATCAAGACAGCAGCAGGCCTCACAGCAGGTGCTCTTGTGTATGCTGACACTGATGGACAAGGTGTTGCTACAGGCACTGTTCCTGTGGGAACCATTGTAGTAGCTCCTACCAATAATGGTGACATTGCTCAGGTATTTGTTATGCCTGCCATTGCAAATCTCGTATCACTGCAAGCTGCGCCTGCTCCATAGGCCAACTGAACAATCAACAGAAATCTAAATAAAGAAAACAATGTCCTCTTTTAATACAAACACATTCGTTTATCGGCCGCTGTTGACACAGTTCACTGTGCAAGCAGGCACAGGGATGCCCGGGCCTGCCCGACAGATTGCCCCAATCGTAACACACAGCAAGCTCTCAGGCCAATACGGCTCAAGAGATCGCGACTATCTAGGGGGCGTGGATGTCAGACGTTCCCCGGGGAATGATGTGCCTGTTCGTAAAAACACACGCAAACAGATGGAGTCATTCTCAATGATTGACCACTGTGAAATTGTCACTGTTCCTGAGGAACTCGTTGACGGTGACGAAGCCATTTTTGAGGAACTCCAATCAGCATCATTGCTGGCTGTGAAAGATATTGATCTTGCATGGCAGAAGGATGTGCACTCAATGACTTGGGCAACATCTGAGGCAGGTTTTCAGGCCATCTATGGCACTAACAATGTCATCATCCCTGCTGCTAAATTTGACGCTGCAAATGCCCCTATTAGCAGTGTTGTGCGTGAACTTGCAACACGCATCTACAAGGCAACAGGTCACTATCCGAACACAATGGGAATCACTGAGAGCCTTTTCATAGTGCTCACATCAGACCCTGAAAACGAAATCGGCAAGACTATCAGATACACTAACGGTGGTGTAATCACTGAGCAGATTCTTGCATCTTATTTCGGTATTCAGAATGTGTTTGTGATTAAAAACCTTGAACCTTCTGCGAACCCGGGTCAAAATGAGGGATCTCCTGCCTATGACTTCATGTACACAGGTGACAACATTTGGATGGCTTACATTGATACCTCAAAAAGTAGATTCAAATCTACTTTTGCAAGTACCTTTGTGTAGCTCAACTCCGAACTCTCCATTTTTGGGCGTTCAGACTCGCTTCAATCGTAACAACAAGAGCTATGAAGCTGAAGTTGGCGCGTATTGGGATACTAAGATCATCATCCCTGAGTGTGGTGGTGTCCTGTTCGACTGTTTGACCTAATAGCCTAGTCTATGAAGGTCAAGCTGAAAAAGTTTAAAGTACGTCACATCATTGGTCAAGCAAAGCCTGACAACTCAGGTGCTGTTCAGATTGGTGATGTGATGTACAACTTTGACAAAGTGTACACAGTAGGAGCTGACATTGATCAGGATGTGTACGAACAAAACAAACACCTTTTCACGCTTTTAAAAGAGAAATAATATGTCAAAAGATTACGCTGGTCTCAAACGCGTTGGATTTAGTGCAACACTAGCAGGCGCTGTGACATGGTTGACAGGTAAAATAGGCGCTGAGAGCACTATGAACCCTGAGAACACGCAAACTGACACCACAGATGGCACTGTGTATGGTGGTAGCTCAGCAAATCCTACTATTGTGCTGCTGAATTCCACAGACTATGACTCACTTGTGACCAAAATGAGAGCAGACACTGAGGAATTTTGGAACTTTGAGTTTACTGATGGCAGAACCAAAGTGACTGCTATTGCTACAAATATCATGGTAAGAGAGCTGCTCAATGCAAATGCTAGAGATGGAGTCTCTCCAATCGAAATTACATTCCTGAAGTATCATATCAGCCCTGTACTAGTAACAAAGGCATAACATGAACCGGCTATCAGGAATTAAGCGCGTTGCACTTATTTGACACAGCTGCTGATGTAGCAGTTGTGATACAATAAAGGTTTTAGCCTCAAGTGTGTACACGCCTGAAAACATAGCTACTGACTCAACTGATGGACAAGTGTACGGTGGCCAATCACATACACTAGATGTGCAGTTCAGTGACGCTGATTCTGCACTCATTGATCAGCTCTATGATTGGATGGATGCAGACACAGAACTCATAGCTGTTGCATTAGGCCTGCAAACTAATCTACTTTGGTATGAGCCTGTAACTATTAACCCTAATTCACTGCTCAACACGAATGCTAGAGATGGAGTCAGCGTAAATCAGCTTATCATTGACAGCATAGGTGATGATCTTGATATAAAAGTTGGTGTAAACCTGCTTAAGGCCAATGTATTTAGAGCTGTATCAGGCAACTACACACCACCTAGAGTGTCAAGTGCTCAGACAATAACTGCATCAAACTATGGTGCTACGCTTACTGCATCTGCATCAGGCAGTCTAGCCACAGACATTGCTTTCCCTTTTGATGGACAACGCATTGATTTTGGAGTTGACAACGCAACAGGCCAAAATATGACAGTCCAGCCTCTTGATGTTGATGGCAACACCATAGGCAGCGCCTTCACATCCTCAGTAGTTTCATCTAGGAGAGTAGGCTCAGGAACTACACCAGCAGGAACAGCTTATCTTAGAGTAACTCTGTCAACATCTTCTGCACTTGCATACGCAAGTATCACACTGCGTGTAGATGGCAGAAATGTGTTTACAAATTCGTAAATATTTGTATATTGGTGCAACACTCAACCTGTTGCATCAATATGACACCTTCAGACCTTAAAGCCCTAGAGCAAATCAGAAAGAAATGTGAGCCTGTAACCGAAAGTGAGGTATCACTTGTTAAACAGGTATTTCAGAAAAAGCTGGAATATGATGGCATTTCTCAGACAGAGTTTGCTACTCAACGTGACCTGAATCAATCTGTACTCTCACAGACCCTGAGCAGCAAGAGGAATAGCCTAGAAACACTCAAAAAGGTCATAGACTACATCAATGGCACTGCGTGACCAAAAATTTATAAGGAAAGTCCGTTTTACGGTAACTAATCCAACGATCCCTTCCTCAACAAACTATGATTTTGAGGTGGATAACTTGACTTGTGGCATGACAGAAGAAAAAAGGAGATTTGAGCTCCTGAATGGTACACGCGTTTCACGAACTAGATGGGTACGGCCTGTTTTTAACATGAGCAACAGATACCTCAGGAGAGCAGCCTCAGGAACATACGACATCACAGACGTATTGAACGCCTTTGATGATGACACACTAGAGGTTTATTTTTTGATTCTAGACATATCCACAGGAACAGATGCTATGAGCGCTGTACAGGTTCAATCTGTAAGCAATAACATCACCACTAATATCCAGCGATTTAAACAAGTTCCATCGTTTTCATTCTCTTTTGAAGGTGTAAACGCACTAAGCTCTATACCTGCATGGTTTAAATTCACTCAACCAGCTACATCAGCACTATTATGAGCAGAACCTATAAGATTTTTTCTGAGATTGATGAACGTTTCAACTTAGCCCCTAGATCCACTAAAAACATAGAGGCTGTGTGTGATGTGATGACGAAATGTGATTTCCTGAATATCAATGAGCTGGCTCATTATGCTCAAATATCAGGTAGCCCTGAGCCCCTGAAGGATGACAAGGACGCTGGCAGGAAGTACTACAGCGCTGAGCAGTTCACAGCTGTATACTCTAAATCCAACTATCTCACTGCGCTCATTGATGTGCTTTTCATTGATACACCTGTGCTCTATGACCTAGACAAAGATGGCAAAATGAAACTACGCAACACAGTTAGCATTGCAGGCAAAGAAATGAAAGTATCAGATGTTGTGGCTCAGATTGACAGAGAGGAAGTATATGCTGCTCTAGGTTTTTTTTTATCTCGTTTCGGAGAGACCTTACACGATCACAAGAGCTGGCTAGAATTATCCAAAGTTTTCCACAGCGTAGGCTGACAGAAGATGAAGCTGCTGTTTCTCGTTGGCGTTTCTCAGCGCTGTCAATAGATCAGTCTGAGCTGGCAGGAATGCGAAATATTTGCAGGACTCTAGCAGGTGCAGATGTCTTTTTATACTCACATCTTTATAGTAAATTAAACTATGAAGAATTGATGAACATTGCACTTAACTCCTACCTAAAATGAGTGAGAAAAAGGTTGAATTTGTATTACAGCTGAACAGCAAGCAAGCTGTTTCTGAGCTGAACAAAACAAAAACAGCTACTGATCAACTAGATCAGAGCTTTGATAACCTACAAAAAGAGCTTGAGGAAGTTGCTAATACAAAGGCAAATCTAGGCCAACAGTCAGCGCAAATGAGCTCAACTATTTCTCAGGGATTTAAAGCAGCAGGAGTTGACGCTCAGAAATTTGCTGATGATGTAGCTGATTCCAGCAAAAAAACTACTGAGGCATGGGGCGCTGATAGAGGTTCTATTGAGGACTTGGATGCTAGGATAAAAGATTTGGTTTCCACTAGGAACAAAATCAATGACCCTAAGATTGTTGCTGGTATCAATGACAGGATTAAAAAGCTGCAAGAGGAAAAATCTGCACTTGAAGGGGCAACTGAGGCAACTGAAGAAAGCTCTAAATGGGATGATATAAAAGCAAGAGGACTAGCACTAGTGAATAAAGCATTTAGTGCTGTTGGTATTGACATCTCAAAATATACAACGCTCACTCAGGCCTCTACTAGTGCCACAACTGCCATGACAGGGGCAACAAAAGGCCTCAGAGTAGCCATGATTAGCACAGGAATAGGCGCTGTTGTCGTTGTTGTAGGTGCACTCATTGCCGCTTTTATGAAATTACAGCCTGTTATGGATAGAATTGAGCAGGGAACAGCTGCTCTTGGTGGTGGATTTGCATGGCTTACTGATAGAGTAGGCGCTTTTTTGGGCATGAATGAAAAATCAAATGCATCACTATCTGAAGCAATCACTCAGAGTGCTAGGCTCAAGGAACAACAGCAACAGCTTGCAGATACAGAGATTCAGGCTATCACTGTGAAAGAGCGTTTGAGAACTCAGATAGAGGAACTCAGAACAGCCACAAGAGATGAAAACATCACAAATGAGGAAAAGATAAAGCTACTAGATGAAGCTATTGAGGCTGAGAAGCAGCTAACTGATGTTGAGACATTCCTTGCTGAGGAACGCTTTCGTATTGCCAAAGAAAATGCTGATTTAGCTGTCAATGACAGAGAAGCAAACAGAGAGCTTGCTGAGGCTGAGGCTGATCTCATTCGTGTACGCGCTGACAGTGCTAGAAGGCAAAGAGAAATTGCAGAGCAGCGTGTGACTGCAATAAAAATGGTAAGAGCAGAGGAAAAAGCTGCTACTGAGCAAGAGATAAAGGATGCAGAAGCTAGAGCAGCTACTGAGAGAGCCTACATTGACCAGCTAAATATGAGACTTCAATCAATCAGAGAGACCCTGATGACTGAGGAAGAATTGAGAGCTCAGGCATTACAAAAAGACCTTGCTGACTTACAGGCTATATACGCTCAGAAACTGCTCACTGAGGAAGAATATCAGATGTTGCAGCTTGAAATAAAACAGCGCTATGATGAAATGAACAAAGAGCAAGATCAGGCGCGTGTAGGATCTATCAGAGAGGTTGAGGAACAAATTGCACTGCTCAGAACTCAGTTCAGAGAGGCCTCAACTGAGGCTGAGCGCCAACGCGTTCAGGCAGAGATCGACCTACTCAATGAAGAATTGAAAGTCAGATCTCAGGCTGCTGAAAAAACAGTTAAAATTGAGAAATCTAAGTCTGAACTATACAAAAAATACCTACAGGATAGCGTTGCAGCTACTCTAGAGGCAGGGCTAGCACAGGCTAAATCTGTTGCTGATGCTGGTAGGGCTGTTTTTGACATCATACTCAAGGAAGTCAGAGCGCTGGTGTTCAAGAGTGTGCTGGCAGCTGTGCCATTTCCCGCAAACGTTATACTAGCACCTGTTGCATCAGCAGCAGCAGGAGTGACACTTAAAAAAATAGCAGGCTACAGGGATGGCGGACTTGTATCAGGCTTAGGCTCTGACAGGTCTGATAGCATCAATGCAAGGCTGTCAAATGGTGAATTTGTGGTAAACGCACAGAGCACACGCGCTGCACTTCCTGTGCTAGAGCAGATAAATGCATCTCCAACAGTAGCAGCTCAAATCTCGCAGGCATCTGTTCGCCTTGATGATGGCGGATTTTTTGANAAANTNGCTNNGGTNGAATTCNANATATCNGANAGNGNNCTNGTNGG